CAACCTCCTGCTACCTTGCTCCGCCGCAGCTTGGGGGTCCCCCCGGGCCTGATCCTGAGTGCCCTAATCCTTAGCGCCCTATCTATCTAGCCCCGCACCCTGGGCGCCGTGCATCCATGCGCACCTGGATCATGGGTGCCTGTTAGTCACGGATACCGCAGGCATCGATCACCCATGATCCCGCGCACCATGCGCTACCCATGAATAACAGATACCCGAGAGTCTGTTATTCAACGATGCTGCTGTTAGTCAGTGTTACGCAGATACCCGAGAATCTCGGGGTCTGTTAGTCACGGCTAATGTGATGCTAGTCAAACTGAGGTGCAAGATTGGCTTGGCACTGCTACGCGCCATAATTACTACCGGGGAGCCCCGAGATTAGTAAAAGTTAGACGATGAAAGTCAATCCGTTATTCACAGCATCTCCTAAATCTCAGAAACCCTTACCCCTCTCTCTAGTGCATTTGGGAGTCTATCGAACCCAAGTCAATATTCCTCATGTGCTTGACTTACTCCATGCAAGTCACTAAGATGCAAGCTCCACAGACACCAGGGGCACAGAAACCATGAACAGAAAACCATCGGATGAATTCCTCGAACGACTCAAGCTCAAGGACGGTCAATTGCACCTGTTCAAAATGAACTACTGGTATCCGCTGCGCCCGCAAGCGCGTTACACAATCGACGGTCGCCAAGTCAGTGCCGCCCGGCTGCACTGGTACTTGCATCATGGTGTCTGGCCTGACCACAAGATTTACTTCAACGATGGCGACACCATGAACTTCTCGCGAGAGAACATGCAAGGCGTGCGGCTGCCGTCGAAAGGTCGCACAAAGCCGTATCAGGCTGTGTGTAGGGACTCCACAGGCAAGGCGCGGCACCTGGGCTACTTCCTCACTCGGGAGGAGCGCGACGCGGCGCTGGCGACGTTCAAGGCGATGCGTGCATCCGGACTCGTGTAGTCTGTTAGTCAAACTACTTGCTTAGTGTGTTTCGCTGTGCCACTGTGTAGTTACTGACTCACAACTACCGGAGAACCTGACCATGACTTACCAATTTACCGCACTGTATGGTGACGACGAAGTGGGATACGCCGAAGCGGAGACTTATGAGGATGCACTGTTCGAGTGTGCTGATAGTGTCCCGTCGATCTATCCCGATGATGATGTGTCGCTTGTCTGCCGTCACCCGGTCACAGGCATGAAGGTGTCTGTAACTCTTGAAGCTGTGCATATGATCCAGATGATTGACGCACGATTCTGAGCACCACAGCGCCCCTGTTCTGGGGCGCCGCTTCCCCCGTAACCCGTAATCGTTAGGAGTAAATCGAAATGACCACAATCATTGCCTCACCCGTTCGCACCTCGCGCTTGACCATGCTCCAACGTCGTATGGGCTCATGGGCTTTCGTCCGGTATCTCCGGAACCAAGGCGTCCCGTTTGAGACTGCGCTGTTTATCGTCACTGGCCGTCGTTCGGCTGTGGTGCGCTGATCATGGACGCGTTTAATTGGGCAGGTTTCTCATTCCCGCGGCGCATCGTCGCACTGCCGCGCGGCAGCAAAGCCGACCGACTGCAAGCGGCACGAGCGGGTAACGCATGCGGACCGTATTACACCTCACCTAAGCCACTAACAGTCGGTGCGCATGGTGAGCATGGTTTTTATCTAGGCGAGTGTAAGCGGATACGCTGGACATGGGCCGACGACATCAGCGGCGCAGGTATCAGGCATAACGGCTGGTTTTGTGATGAATTCGGCGGCGAGACTATCCGCGGAATCGTGGTTCGCCTGACGCACGGTCGCATGCTTGCTGGCTGGTCAATGGGTGAAGGAATGTGCGCATCGATTAGCTGTGATGAGATTTTCACGGATGAAATCGAAGCGGCACAGTGCGCCGATGAACTGGCGAAATCCGCGGCAGAAACGGAGCGCGAGTATCAAGAGCGCTGGCGCGCGGCGCAGGAACTCAGCGACACAGAGCAAGATGCGCGGGAACAGGTTAAACGCCTGTGGAGCGCTCGCCACAATGAAGCAGTGCGGGAACTGATTCGCTCGTGTATCACTACGGCGCGCGATTCCCGCGAACAATTGATCAATGAATATTCGGATATCGAGGTGTAAATCATGAAAATCAAAGCATCCATCGTCAAGAAACAAGACAACGCACGCCGCCCGGACAACAAGGAAATGGTCTCCGCGTTTTCCTTGGTCGTTCGCATGCCATCGGGAGAATTGCGCGAAGTGATCACGGCGCGCTGCTACATGGGCCGCAGCGCCAGTGCATCGGTTGTCCATGCGGTGCTGTGGGTCCGCTGCAAGGACGGCGAATGGACCAGCGGCAGCGGCAGTGCTGGCGGCTATGGGTATCACAAGGAATCCGCAGCGCTGGCGGACGCTGTGACGTCGGCAGGCATCAAGCTTCAAGACCTGGACAGGATTGATCGTCCGGACCGTTACTTCGACGTCGGCGGTACTGGCACGTCCTACTATCCGCAGGTCTTTGAAGCGATCGCGCGCGCTGCCGGGTATCGCGGGCGCACGCTGTTCCTGTCGCACTGATTGGAGGGGATTAAATCATGATTGAATTTGAATGCGCACACGCAGACACTTGCCTTCCGGACTATTGGTCCGGGCATCACTTGCCACATGTGCAGATACCCGTTTATCGTGGAATGACGTTGAAGGACGTCAAGAGCGCGATAAAGGACGAATTGCGCCTTGGTGCAATTGCGGGCAGCACGGACAACGCTCGTTTGTTGTCGGCAGACATATTGCGTCCGGATGAGGAAAAGCAAGCGGACAGGGTAACCCGTGCCGCATATGCTGCCGTAAATCGCATGCGACTGGCCGACAAGCGTAAACACGAGCTGTTCATGAATTTGGAGGAATCGACGGACGATGATTGCAGCGATTCTGTATATGCGTTTTTCGTGTTCGTGAAACGGGAGGATTAAATGGCTCAGTATTACGTAGTCGAAAAGAAAAACCCGCTTGCTGTGCATTGCATCGCGGATACAAGAGAGCGTGCGCAACACTGGATTAATGAAAAAGCGCCAATATACTGTGCGCGTGGATATTTCATGGATAAAACACTAACCCCTGATTCTTTCGAAATACAAGAGAGGGATAACTAATGTACCTAAACCACTTATGCACTGACCGCGAACTGATCGAAGCATCACAGTATGCGGAAAACCCGCACCTTAGACTCTTGGCTGAACGGCTGGACAATAAACTCCGGATCATTCAGCAGGCACGGAATAGACTAGGCGAGGCGTACAAAATCGACTTATCCGATGATGCGGAAAAAATAGTTTCGGATATACAGGACATCCTTGAATCCTGACCCCACAGCACACAAGACAACGGCGCCTATATGGCGCCGTTTTTCATTGGTGCATCGGTCCTGTGCTCCGGCTGTTTCTCTGGCTCTTGGCGCTCTCGAATCGCGGACCATGTGGGGTAGGGTTACCCGTTATCCGTTTGCTCAATGGCGCACGGTTCCGCTGGTCGCGTGGCCTGTCCATCGCGCAGGCCTTGATCATACGCGATCCGACAAACGTGCATCAATGCCGCATCAAGGCCCCATCGAGTATGTGTATGCTCAGTCAGGTATCGCGCGAACTCAGCGCGCAGGTCGTTGCCATCAAGCATCTGAGATTCTCCTGAATCGGGATTGTGGAGCCTATAGGGAAAACCCCTACCCAAAAGGCCTTCCAAATCGATTTCTGAAAATGGGAATTTGAAGTCGGGAGCCGGAAACAGTGACCCCCTGGTCACACTTTAGACATGAAGCATGGGGAACAGCATCTAGAGTTTCGCCTCCTTCGCCAATGCGCGTATCATGTCTGCACAACTTCTTGCTATCCCGACACTGATAAGAACGTCATCGACGGTATGTGTCTCGCACACCTTCGCCGCCCGCTCGTATGCGTCGGCGTGCCCTGACTGCCAGCCTGACCACGCGTCTTGCACAGACGGCAGAACATAGTCCCCGTGCTCATTACGACGTGTCGTGTGCGGATTGCCTCCGCAGTGCTTTGCCTCAAACGCTTCGCGGCTCATCGTTTCGGCTCCATGGCGAGTACAACTAAGTTAGCCATTAATGCGGGGTCAAGAGCTATGCACACCGCTGCGGATCGGTAGCGGGTCCAGTTCAAAGGCGCGTCGTCGTCGATGATCTGGCACAGCGCCCATGCAATGCGGTCTGTGGTGTCTGCGGTTTCTTCGTCGTACGGTACGAATGTCATCGCTTGTTCTCCTTGCAGCTTGCCGCGCAGTAGTCTTTTCTCGCAGCGTCGATAGCATCGCGTAAGCTGGTGATGTTGTTTTCTACGCAGGAGGGTGGCAGCATCACGCAGCCGATTGAGTTATCGACATCAGCCAGCCAGTCGATGCGATCACTGTCATCGATAAATTCCTTGAACATCCTCACAATCTCGGCTCTTGCAGACGCCGGATCGCTTGCCGTGCGGTGTCGATCAAGTTCTCGGTTGAGCGCGTCAAGTAGATTCACTTCACATCCCCTTCGGTAAGTGCTGCGTCGATTGCGGCGTCCAGATCAACGCCGATCAGTGGCTCTGGCGCATCGTGTCGAGCAAAAGCTGCGGGCCAGTTCGTCCCGTCACGAAGCCACCGATACCGCTCCGCATCCTTCCCGCCTGCCGCCACCCCTGCCGCGTAGCCTTGCTGGTAGCGGGCGTCGCCGTATGCGCGGACCTTCGCTGCGGTGTAGACGTGGCCCGATACAGTGCGATCAGGTCCGTACAACGTGCGATCCGGCATCGGGAATTGCACCTCCGGCACCGGAACCTCGCCGACGGGCTGCACCATCGCGCGCGTTTCAACCTCATGCAGCCTGCGCAACTCTGCCTCCGTCCTCATCATCGGATCGCCCTGCACTGCATCTGCGGCGATAGCGAAGTCGCGCCAGATGTCAGCGAGCACCAGGGCTTCGGGTTTGTCGGTCATTTCGATTCCTTCCACTTGGCGAGGGCGGCGCGGGCCTCTTTCACCAGCGAGCACATAGAACACCTGCATTCCTCATCCGCCTCGCGAACCCGTCGATCTAGTCTTTCCAACGACTCACCCATCTCATCGCACAGCGCATGCAGGCGGCGCAGTTCGGCGGCGGCGTCAGCCACGTCTGTGGCGTCAAGCACGTAGTTTTCAAACATGGCAATTAAGTCATCCGCCAGCCGCAGCGCATCCGGTTGCTTGTCACTCATGCATCAATCTCCTGGTCAGTTAATGTAAGACTACTGTGGCACACGGAATCACCAGTGTCAAGCCTCTCGGTACAAGTCTGTTCCATGGAGCAACTCATTACCCTTGACCGGCTTGGGTTTGGCGTTCGTGCGCCGGTAGAAGGAATCGCTCAGGCGCTGCTTCGCCTCGACCACCTCGCGCCGGTACTCGGTGAACTGATCCTTGAGTCCCGGATTCACGGCCCACTGAGCCATGTGGCGGTGCTCCATCGACCCGTCATCGACTCGCACCACCCACCCGGCTTCCTCCATCAGCATCATGGCACCGATGATCGCCTGATCTTGTTGCCATGTGTTCAGGTGTTTCAACTGCACCCGGCTGCTGTGCTTCAGGTCCGCCAAGGTGTGACTCACGATGTCGCAGTGGAATATCACATGATCAGCCAGCCACTTGTCGAACGAGTCCCCGGACTCCGGCTGGTGGACGTACCTCAGCGACGGAATCACATAGTCCTTGACGAACTTGACCACCCTGGCCATCAGCGCCCCGGACACCTGGATCGCGTATGGTGTCTCGATGCAGTGCCAGACGAGGGCCACGCGGCCGGCCAGCCCCTCGATCTTGCCGAACGCGGTCATGTAAGTCGGCAGCGCCCCGGTGATCCTCTCATCGTGCTTCGCTTGCTCGTACCATGACTGGAACTCCCGGTAGATCGTCAGCGCCTCGGGCGACAGATGGTAGGTCACTGGCGGCAGCCCATAGACCACCCGAACCACCTGATCATAGGCGCTCTTGCTCGTCATGCACTCGGGCACCGGGTGTCCGAGGCGTGTGAATTTCGGACGCAGAACCACCGGGATGAACCGCTGGAGCAGGCCGTCCTTCGACAACTGAGCAGCGTATGTCTGCATCACCTGGGGCTGGATGTTGCCGAAGATCGACAGGGCGAAGTTGCTGGCGCTGATGGTCCCGGCGCCCACCCGGTCCATCTCGTACCACCTCGACTCATACGCCACGGTCCAGGCGCTGCGGTCCTCGCCGCTCCTTGTGTCGCTGACCTTCTCAGCCCATGCTGCCATCTCGTCCAGATAACAGAGCAGACCCCTCGGACGATCGGCGCACTGGCGCACGAGCTTCTGCGACGTGATGTCCTGCACCATGAGCTTGGTCGCCACGGGCACCGCAGGTTCGGGCGGGATCGCCGGGACCACGGTGTTGTCCAGCAGCGCCTCGGGGGTCTGCATGTGCTCGATCATCTGCTTCTTGGCCGTCTCGTACCGCGCCTGAGCGACCTCGTAGTCAATGCGCTCTTTCGCATACCGCGGCCGATCCTGAGCCTCGATCTCCCTGAGCACCCCGAACATGGGCGCTGACCCGGGGGTCTTCTTGTCGGCCGGCTCCCCAATGGTCATGAGCCACAGCACCGGGGGCACCTGGAACTCAGGCATCAATTCGAGACGAGTCCGTGCATCGATGGCCCCGCAGATTGCACCCAAGCCCGCGAACAGCGGCACCAGCGGGTCGCAGCCCACGCCGTCACTGATCTCCTGCGCCCGACGAGCCAGTATCTCGGGAAACAGGTCGATGTCCAGACTCGGAGGCTCAGGGCGCAGGGCTGCGGTGAACACAGCAGGCTTCATCATGTCGGGGAACAGGCCCACGACGTCGGGTGCTGGTGCCGACCACCCGGACTCACGGGCGAGGTGGAACAGGGTGCCAAGGGTAACCGCCACACCCTTGTCGGTTCGAAAGCTTTTCCACTGCGTCATCAGCGACGCGGTGCCGGGGTACTTGCTGATCGATCGAGCGGACCACGCATCCCAGAGTTGGAAGGCGTACTCCATCTGCCCGGTCACGGCACCCGCGTAGTGGAGCGCCATGCCGACCTGCACCCACTCGGCCCGAGACAGATCGGCGCTGATGGACTCAAGGGCACTGGTGATCTGCTCCCACGAGACCTGTTCGGCAGTCAGCGGTGTCGTGTTGCTCGGGGTGTCGGTGCCGATGAGTCCTTGCCACACGTTGAGCAGGGCGTCCGGGATCACCGGCAGCCTCATCCAGTTACCCCGACCAGCCCATCGATACGGCTGCCTGGTGTCCGGGTGGATGCTCGGGGGCAGGACGTCCTGCACCGTGAGTCCGTTCGATGTGCTGCACCTCAGTTCGTACAGCGTCTCTCCATTGACGATCAGCTTTTTCCACGGCAGCACCAGACCCTCGGGCATCGCGTACAAGAGCTTCCCGTGTCCCTGACGCCCGGAGTCGATGATCACGGCGTCCGGTGCGTCATAGAGTGACTGGAGATCGACGCCCTGTAGCATCAGTTGAAATGCGGCCCGGTCCCATGAGTCGATGTCGAGTGCCATGGTGCCCGAGTAGGCATGAGCGAGTCCAATACCCCACCCCGAAGGCAGCGCCTGCGATGACGTAAGTGCCTGTTCTCGCCGGTTCCAGCCGTCAGTCGCCGGCCCCTTGGTGCCAGGGGGAATGGGTACAAGAGACCACCCATGCCGGATGTAAGCATCGACAGATGCCGGGTGTTGCAATGTGCTCGGTACTGTCATAAGATTCCTTTGTCTCGCCTCCTCTTTCCCCGGCTCCCTGCACCGCAGCGGCCGGGGTTCTTTTTTCTAGGGTTGCTTTTTCAGGCCGCGCCACTTCTTGCCGACTGCCCAGACGCCCGGTACGCCTATATCTACGGCTGCCATATTGAAACAACTGCCGATCATGTCGTACGACGGACCCCATTGTTTTCCGTCCCACTGAGAGTATCCGTTCATTCGGATGGAGGTGTCGCTCTTGATTTCATACACCCCCTCATGCACCGGCTTCACATCAGGCGGGAACCAGGGGGTCAGGTCGTCATCGGTGTAGGTCATCTCTCACTCTCCTAGAAAAAGTTGCACAACGAGCTTGCACTGTAGTCGAACGTGAGCTAGAGTGCAACTGTGTTCAACGGAGCAAACACAATGACAGAACCCAAGGGCAAGTTCGTAAATGTACGGGTGGACGACACCCTGCATCAAGCGTTTCTCGCCAAGGCTGCCCGATTTGGTGGCAAATCGGAAGTCATGCGCGAACTCATCGAGGCGTTCATGGAAGATCGCCTCACCATTCAACCCCCCGCAATCCCCCGTAAGGAGAGTCTGTATGTCACTCGAAGCAAAGATTGAAGCACTGACCGTAGCTGTGTCGAACCTGACGTCCGTCATCCAGAAGATCGAAGCGGCTCAAGGCGCCCCGGCACCGACGATCACCGCCCCCGCAGTCGCTGCTGCACCGGTTGTCACCGCACCTCCGACACCCCCGGTCGTGGTTGCCCCGGCACCGGTTGTCCAGGCGCCCACTGTCGCCATGCCCCCGCCCCCGAGCTTCGCGGCACCCGTGGCGCCCCCGGTCGTGGCTGCCCCGGCGCCCACCGGCGTCCCGTTCAATGACGCCAAGGGTCTGATGGCCTACGTGATGGCGTCGTACCAGACCCTCGGGCCGCAGAAGGGTGCCCAGATTCAGACGATCCTGTCGAACCTCGGGGTCCAGAACATCAACGACGTGAAGCCGGAGCAGTACGCGGCTCTGTACAACGGCATCGAGGCACTGAAGGGAGCAGCATGATGAGTGAGTTCAACATCGAGAAGGGCATCCCGGTCCCGAAGACGAATCGTTCTGATCGCAAGTCCAAGTACCCGTTTGGTGCAATGGAGGTCGGTGACAGCTTCTTCGTCAAGGACGGTAACATCAGGAACATGTCTCGCATTTCCAGCACCCACGCGAAGAAGATGTCCTACAGGTTTTCTTGCCGCACGGTCGAGGGTGGCGTCCGGGTCTGGAGGACGGAATGAGCGACCATGCCCAACTCTCCCCGAGCAAAGCGGTGCGCTGGATGGCGTGCCCTGGCTCGATCAGGGAGGAATCCAAGTACCCTGCGGAGCCGAGTGGTCCGCACGCGATCGACGGCACCCACAGCCACACGCTGCTGGAGCACTGCCTGAAGCACCGACCGTACGAGTACCCGGTTGATCTGATCGGCACGGAACTAGAGGACCACGAGGGGAAGTTCGTGGTCGATGCCAATCGGTTCGCACGGGTCAAGGTCGCACTGGAGTACATCTACGGCCGGGTCAATGACTTCTCGGGCATCTGCTCCATCAAGTCGGAGTGCAAGGTCAGCCCGAAGCACCTCGTCGGCCGGGACGACATGGACGGCACCTGTGACGTCCAGCTTCACGCGCCCTCGGTGCTGGAGATCATCGACTACAAGGACGGCATGAACCCGGTGTCGGCCGAGGACAACCCGCAGCTTGAACAGTACGTGCTCGGGGTGCTGTCGGCGTTCGAGTTGCCGGTCAATGGGAACTATCCGTTCCAGACGATCCGGATGACCATCGTCCAGCCCAAGCTGGCTCTGCGCAACATGGAGCCGGTGGTCTGGTACGAGGTCACGCTGGAGCAGATGATGTCGAAGATCGGCAAGTTCGCAGCCGCGGCGAAGGCGACCGATGACCCCGAGGCGCCGCTGGTGCCCGGTGAGGTGCAGTGCAAATACTGCCGCGCCAAAGGGTCATGCGGTGCCCTGGCGCAGCAGGCCGTGGAGTCCGTGGGCATGATGTTCCCGGTCGTCGGTGAGGCTGCGAACCCGCTGGACCTCGCGCAACAGTCCGCCAGTCAAGACCCGAACGAGATGAGCAACGAGCGGCTGTCCCAGATCATCGAAGCCGCGCCTCTGGTGCGTCAGATGCTGGACGCCGCAGAGGCCGAGGCTCTGAAGCGCATGCAGTCGGGTCAAGAGGTGCCGGGTCTGAAGCTGGTTCATGGTCGTGGCTCACGGTCGTGGAGCCTCACGGACGACGAGATGGCCGAGAAGCTGGTGAAGATGGGCGTACCGAAGTCAGCGGTCTATGTGACCAAGGTTGTCTCCCCGGCACAGGTGTCCAAGCTTCAGTGGTCGAAGCGTGACGGGACGACGAAATCACTGTCGGAGCGCCAACTCAAGACCATCGATACCGAGTACATTGTGACGTCGAAAGGCAAGGTCACGGTCGCCCCGCTGTCAGACCCGCGGGCCGCGATCACCACGAATGCAGCACCGTTGTTCAGTGCTGTCGAGAGTCCGGTGGCTGAGTTGCCGGACTGGCTGAAGTAATACTACCAAGGAGTAAAAGTAATGGATGACGTAATTTTTCTGTCGAATGTGCGCCTGTCGTTTCCGCACCTGATTGAACCCCAGAAGCAAGTGTCCCCGGAGACGGGGAAGGAGCGCATCAGCTACAACGGCGATTTCATCATGCCGCCCGATCATGCCGGCTTCGCGCAGTTCTACCAGCGGTATGGCGCGATGGCGGTCGAGAAGTGGAAGGAGCACGCGCAGACCGTGATGCAGATGATCGCTGCTGACCGGAAGTCGCGCTGCTACGGATCGGGTGCCGAACGGGTGAACAAGAAGAACTTCCAGCCGTACGACGGGTACGCCGGCATGGTCTACATCACGGCCGGCCGCGACACCCCGCCGCAGATGATCCAGGACAACGCGCAGCCGGTCGATCCTGCGAACACGATGGCCTATCATCAACTGGCGCGCAAGATGTACGGCGGCTGCCGTGTCAATGTGGCCGTGAAGCCGTGGTTGCAGGACAACAAGCACGGGCGCGGTGTTCGCTGCGATCTCGTCGCCGTCCAGTTCGCGGGCGATGACACTCCATTCGGTGAAGGCAACATCGACGCATCCGCGCTGTTCGGTGCCGTGAAGACCGGCGCCGCAGTGCCGGGGTTCCTCGCGCAGCCGGGCGCCCAGGCGCCCGCGATGCCGTTGCCGCCGTTCATGATCGGTCAGGGGTAGTCCGGCATAGGGTGAGCTTGCGCGGCGCTGTGTCAGACCGCATCCACTCGCGACGACTACCTCCCCTGATCCAGACCGTTCGGGTAGTCGTCCGCCTCATGCTCCGCGCCGGGCGGGGAACACAGCACCCCGGCATCCCCCACTACAGGTAAATGTGATGCGTGACTTTGTGTACGATATTGAGACATACGTGAATGTCTTCACCCTTGCTGTCGAACACGCGGACGCCCCGATCCGGTGGGCGTTCGAGATCAGCGACTGGCGTGACGACTCCCGGCAGATCATCGAGTTCCTGACGCACCTGAAGGAGCTTGACGCCCGGATGGTGGGGTTCAACAGTCTCGGGTTCGACTACCCGGTCCTGCACACCCTGATCCGTCAGGGCAAGGCGACAGCCCAGAACCTGTACGACAAGGCTCAGGCGATCATTGGCTCTCAGGACGACGAGGGTCGGTGGAACCACATGGTCTATGAGTCCGATCGTCTGGTGACCCAGATCGATCTGTTCAAGATTCATCATTTCGACAACAGAGCGCGCAGCACGAGCCTCAAGGTGCTGGAGTTCAACATGCGCGCGGACTCGGTACAGGACTTGCCGTTCCCCTTCGGCACGGTGCTCACACGCGAACAGGCCGAGGTGCTGAAGCAGTACAACGCACACGACGTCGCCCAGACCAAACGGTTCTATCACGAGACGCGCCCGATGATCGCGTTCCGTGAGGAACTGTGCAGCAAGTACCCTGGGCGCGACTGGCTGAACTTCAACGACACGAAGATCGGCAAGGACTACTTCATCATGAAGCTGGAGGAAGCCGGCGTCGCGTGCTACGACTTCGGACCCAAGGGGCGCACGCCGCGGCAGACCAAGCGCCCGCAGATTCATCTGAAGGACGCGATCCTGCCGTGGATCACATTCGAGCAGCCCGAGTTCCAACGGGTGCTGGAGTGGCTGAAGGCTCAGACGATCACCGAGACGAAGGGGGTCTTCACGGACCTCGTGGCGCGGGTCAATGGGTTCGACTTCGTGTTTGGCACCGGGGGCATCCACGGCTCCGTGGAGAACGAGATCGTGGAGTCATCTGATACTTGTATTATTGAGTCGGTTGATGTGTCATCCATGTATCCGAATATCGCCATCAAGAATAGATTTTATCCTGAACACTTAGGTGAAGTATTTTGCGATATTTATCAGTATCTTTACGATGAGCGTAAAAAATACCCGAAGGGGACTGCTGAAAATGCAATGTTAAAGCTTGCGCTGAACGGTACATTCGGGGATTCTAATAATCAATTTAGCGTGTTTTACGATCCTTTATTGACAATGCGAATTACCCTTACGGGTCAACTTTTACTATGTATGTTAGCGGAACGACTAATGACCGTACCTACGGTGCGGATTATAATGGCAAATACTGACGGGCTTGAGTACACAATTCATCCTGATTATGCTGACAAGGCTAATGCAGTATGTCGAGAATGGGAAGTATTGACTAAGTTGACATTGGAACATGTTAGATACAAAAGAATGTTTATACTTAATGTGAATAACTATCTTGCGGAGTATGAAGAATGACAAGGTTAGATCATTCCAACTTCAGAAAATACTTTAGTTATTCTCCCGATACTGGCGAGTTTCACCGATTATTTATTCGTGATAGGTGGGGAAACGAAACGCCAGTTATCAAAAAAGTAGGTACGGTCAGAAAAGACGGTTATTTAGAAATCAACGTTTTTGGAAGTTCGCATAAAGCACACCGACTTGCGTGGTTCTATATGACCGGAACGTGGCCCAACGAATTAGACCATATTAATGGTAACCGTAAAGACAACTCGTGGTGCAATTTACGAGAAGCGAGTAAGAGTGTAAATATGAAAAATCGCGGATTAAATTACAATAATAAGTCGGGGACTTCTGGCGTTACGTGGTTTGAGCAGACACAACAATGGCGCGCCCGGATTAACTTGAACGGTCGGCGAATTTCACTTGGTCTTTTTGACACGATTGAACAAGCGTCTCAGGCGAGGCGTGAGGCTGAGATTCGCTTAGGTTATCACCAAAACCACGGAGCACGACCATCATGGCGCGGATAAAAAGAAAAGGCTGTTTTGAGTACGACCTTGAGTGGCACCAGAACCACAGCGCCTTGGTGGTCCCGAAGGTAGCCGAGAAGGTGCTGGTCGAAGGTGCGCCGATCCGGGAGACGATCGAGAACTGGCCTGACATGTACGACTTCATGCTGCGCGTCAAGGTGCCCAGATCAAGCTACTTGGTCATACAGTACCCGGAAGAATGGGGCAATACTGACTTTCCTCTCCAGAACACCACGAGGTACTACGTGGCGAAGGGTGGCGGGAGGCTGTACAAGTGGATGCCCCCGCTGGCGAAGAAGCCTGATCAGTGGCGCCGGATTGGGGTGGAGAGTGGGTGGGGTGTCTGTGTGTGCAATGACATCAAAGATGCCACAGCGCCTGTGGATTTTGATTACTACATTCGAGAGGTGGAAAAGCTATGTCTGGGTCTGTCGTAATGTGTCCAATTCATCACATCCATCATGGCAATCATGTTTTCTGTCCTGTTTGTGTAAAAGAGAACCCAGAGAAAGTACACGCCGCATTTCCAATACCCAAAGCACCCACGCCACTCCAGACCCAAGTATCTGGGAGTCATTACAAGGAATTGAAGATACAGCCGGTCGAATACATCCACGGTAACGGGATTCCGTTCATCGAAGGGTGCGTGATCAAGTACGTGACCCGGTGGCGTGCAAAAGGTGGGGTCGAAGACCTGAAGAAAGCGCGGCACTTTCTCGACATTCTGATTGATCTGGAGACTCGATAATGCTTGAACGTGACATCGAGAAAAAGGTATGCGATTACGCCAAAGACCGCGGAATCCTGACCTACAAATTCACCAGCCCCTCCAGAGCCGCGGTGCCCGATCGTCTGTTCATCGCGCAAGACGGGTACATGTGGTTTGTCGAGTTCAAGAAGCAAGGGATGAAGCCTACCCCGGCACAGGAGCGCGAGCATCACCGACTCCGGCAGCAGAGGGTCGAGGTCTGGGTCATTGATTCTGTGGAGTCCGGAAAAGAGATGGTGGACGATAAGATTCGGGGTCTGTGATGATCAAGTCAGTAAGCGATGATCAAACGGAAATCATTGCGTCAATCATGAAGCTGTGTTCTATCGACAGGTTTGATATCGACCTGACTTACGGTAATGGCGAGTTTTGGAAGTCTTTGCCTCATCCGTTAATGAAAATCGATATCGATCCTCAACAAGACGATGTGATTCGTGCAAGCAGTACCTCAGTGCCGTTACCTGACGAGTTCGTCAATTCAGTTATGTTCGACCCGCCGTTTATGACCTATGTGCGCGCCGGCCGAGAAGGTAACGGACAAATGGTCATGGCGCGAAGATTCGGCGGATATTGGAAATACTCTGAACTGGCCGAACATTATCAGCACACCGCAAAAGAAGCACATCGACTGCTTCGGAAGGGTGGGATTTTTGTCGTCAAGTGTCAGGACATCGTTCATAACCACAAGCTACACTCGACCCATATGTTCATGAATCAGTGGTGCGAGGGGATGTTTAGACTACGGGATTTGTTTGTATTGACTGCCAAAAACCGAATGCCTATTCCTCAACAGAAAGACACAGCACTTAAAATACAACGACACGCTCGAATTCACCATTCTTATTTCATGGTGTTCGAGAAATGCTGACCCCTGACAAGCTTCTCGGCTACCAGCAGAAGGCGGTTAATTTCCAGTGCTCGTCGCCCCACTCAATGCTGTGGCTCGATATGGGCTTAGGGAAGTCCGTCATCACGCTCACCAGCATCGTGCATCTATTGAACGCCGGGTTCCTGAGAGGCGTGGTCATCGTCGCCCCGATCCGCGTGATCCGACTCGTGTGGCGCCAGGAGGCGATGAAGTGGAGCCACACGCAGCACCTGAAGTTCTCGATGCTCACGGGCACACGGGATCAGCGTACCCGTGCGCTGCTGCGGCCGGCTGACGTCTACTTGGTGAACTACGAAAACCTCGGCTGGCTGGCACGGACACTTGATACCTATTTTTTGAGCAAGGGGCGAGTGGTCCCATTTAACGGGCTAGTCTGGGATGAAATTAGTAAGTGTAAAAACAGCACCACTCATAGGGTAACCGCGATCTATAACCCCCAGAGAAATCACAACGTACTCGACTGTTTCGACTGGATCACGGGACTCACGGGCACCCCGGCCTCCAACGGGTACAAAGACCTCCACGGTCAGTATCTGGTAGTCGATCGGGGTCAGCGCCTGGGCACCTCAAAGACCAAGTTCATGACTCAGTGGTACAGGAAACCTTCCACCGAGTCACGCAAGGTGCTGCCGTATCGTGACACTCAGGAAGGAATCAAAGAACTGATTGCAGACATCACGCTGGAGATGTCTTCCGAGGACTACAACCCGCTCCCGAACCTGATCGTCAATGACATCGAAGTCGAGATGCCCGAGATTCTGCGGGCGCGCTACGACCAGATGGAGAAGGACTTCTTCCTGCAACTGGACTCCGGTCAGTCGAAGGAGATGTTCAACCAAGCTAGCCTTACGAACGCCTGTCTCCAATTCGCCAATGGCGCCGTGTATCCGATCGCCGGGATGCCGTTGTGGGAGGCGCTGCACGACCTGAAGCTCGATGTGCTGGAAGAACTGATCGACGAGGCGAACGGGGAGCCGATCCTGTGCGCCTACGCCTACCGCAGCGACGCGGAGCGGATCATGACGAGGTTCAAGCATCTGGACCCGATCAACCTGACCGAGTGCAAGAGCGAGCGGGCGCTGGAGGCTGCGATGGCCCGCTGGAAGGCGGGTAACTGCGCCTTGATGATCGGCCACCCTGCCAGCATGGGACATGGCGTGGATGGCCTTCAGGACCGCGGGCACATACTGGCGTGGTTCGGACTCACATGGTCACTGGACCTGTACAAGCAGTTCAACGCTCGTCTGCGGCGCCAAGGTCAAGGGGTGCCGGTCATCTGCCATCGGATCATGATGCGCGACACTCTGGACCAGGCGCAGGCACTGGCGCTGGCCGAAAAAGACGAGAGCGAATTGAGTTTGAGGTCGGCCATCAAAACCTATAGACAATCCCGGAATCTGTGATACAGTGTAGTTACTGATTCACACAACAGGAGAAACGAGATGAGGCGAGTAACGCTGTACACGGTGGAAAAGTCAGAAGTATCAGCAGCCAGTGACTACATTGAGTATCACGAAATGAACCGGCAGTTTCCGTCATACCGTATGGAACCCACAGTGATCGAATCGGAACCGTCGATGGTTATGGATGCCATCACCTATCGTGTTCCCGTGCATCGGATATCATCGGGAAAGATGAACGAAAAGACGGGGGAGTTTGATCGCAGTGATCAGTACATCGCACTTGATCATCGTCTTAAGGAGATTCTGGAGTTGCCAATTCGTACTGAATATCGCACTCGCGAGGATAGTCTAAGAGCCGAGTTTAATGTTCTTAAAGAAGATCTGATTCGCATTATCAAGATGATCGATAACATGACCTTCTGGCAACGTCTGAGGTGGGCTTTTACCAAGAGAGGTATTTCATGCTGAAATCACCCCCGACCAAAGCGATCACGACTCGCAAGGTCAATCTGGCACTGGTGCTGAACGCCATCGAATCGTCACCCACGAAGCTCAGTATCCCGGAGATCGCAGTCAAGACGAAGCTCACGGGCACCTCGGTCAGCCTGCTTTTGAACGATCTGGAGATGGAGCGCAAGATCACGCGCTACGGTAGCTGTCAGACCAAGGGTTCGGCCCGGTTCGGTCCGTTCGTGATGCCCGAGGTCCATGTCTACGAGTTCCGACCCTGGCGCCCGCAGAAGCAGACGGTCGTGCCGGTCAGGGAGCAGGGGCGGCTGGCGCCGGACATCTACGAGGGTGTGATCTTCATAGGAGCATCAGCATGAACACCGACCGCGAACTGTTGGAACTGGCTGCAAAGGCGGCGGGACTGACCATCGAACATTGGGCGCAGGACGATTACGCCGTTGTACGCGACGGCGCTGCAAAGGTGGGATGGAGTCCTCTTGTGTTCGATTCCGACGCGCTGAGGCTGGCTGTGAAGCTTGGGCTTACGGTCTGCAATGAGCACGAAAGCGCCGGGGTCGTGTATTGCACCCGTGCATACACTGAAGAATTTCCCGCGATCACATCCGGGAAGGTTGGCGACCCGCCCGGCATCACTGAAGAAGACTACGCCGCCACACGACGTGCAATCGTTCGCGCTGCCGCTGCTATAGGAGCATCAACATGAACACCGACCGCGAACTGCTGGTACTGGCCGCGAAGGCCGCTGACATCAACATCAAGATGGATCGATCCGACGCTGACGATCAGTTCATCGGATTCATTGTTGGAACTCGAAATACCAATCAGAGGTTCGCATGGAATCCACTCACCGACGACGGCGACGCGCTGCGGCTGGCGGTGAAACTCGGGCTTGATTTCTACGAAGGCGACGACGACGGGCGCGCTGCATACGTTGGCTACTACGAACGCAGGGGGAACACCAAGCCTCCGCGATTCATGATTGAGCGCCACGACGCACACGCCGACCCTTACGCCGCCACACGCCGCGCAATCGTCCGCGCTGCTGCTGCCATAGGAGCATCGACATGACCTGGATACTTGTACTTGCATACCTGATACTCAGCATCACAGTCGCTTATATCTTCGGCCGTGTGATTCAGTGGGGAATGAAATGAATCTCGGGATAATGGGTTCTTTTATACAATCGTTTGAGTCGGGAGCGAGTATGAAATTTGAAGTACGATACGATATACATGAGGACGTAGTCAGGTTTAAAGGTGAGTTGTCAATGAGCGAGGTAGTTCAATTAAAAATGACGTCGTATGAGCGACGGTTAGTCGAGACTCATCACAACTGCGCGTCAGATCACTTGGCTGTTTTGGGTATGATTTTTAACATATATGAGGAAACAATGAAAAATGAGCACACATCGATCGACAGACCCATGGCGCAAGAACATGACGACCCCGCGCAGCCGACATGAGGCATTCGGTGAGTCCGAGTACCTGTCGCCTGTGGATTATGGCGAACTGAGCAAGGGGGAACAGTTAGTCCTGATTCTCGGGTGTCTGGGGTTTGGGGTGTTCCTGATCTACGTCCACTACTTCGCGTAGCAGGTCGACGTACATCTGCTTGTACTCGTTCCTGTCCTCCCTGAGCCTGTCGCACTCGGAGAACAGGAACTCGATCTTCTGTTCTGGGGTGAAGTCGTCCCATCCCGGACACGGCCGGCGCCTACGGCTGGACGGCGGCTTGCTCACGGACCCACTGTTGCAGGGCAGTCAGTTGTTCGGCCGTCTCTCGACAGGTTCCGTAGTTGCGCGCGACAGTGGCGGCAGCGGTATCAGGGGCGACGGGCTGCGCATCAACAGCATCGGAGGTGCTGGCAGAACGACCACTGGCGGCGGCGTCGTGGAGCACCCGCCAACCAGCAGGCAGACGGCCATCAGCATCACAGGACTGCGGAACATAGACAGGCACCTCTCGAATGATGGCGTCAGCCGCCTCGCGCACCACGCGCACCCGGTCGACGTACTGCGTGACGACACGCTCGGTTACCTCGGCCTGCTTCACCTGGACGCGCAGCACCGAGATCGTCTGTGCCGCACGCTCTGCGGCCCACTGAGCCTGTACTGAGTCAGCACCTTTGACCCACCCCCATCCGGCTGCCGCGGTCACAAGGGCTGCCAGTGCCAGCCACATGACCCATGAAGGCAATGCCTTGATGAAGGTGCCGACGATCATCCGTACCGCCCGCCTGCGTTCTCGTAGGCCACCAGCAGATCGTTGGTCTTGTGCTCATTCTGTCCGTAGCCGGCGCCGGGGAGCGAGGCCCAGATGTTCTTGACCCGGCCGATCGCTTCAACGATCTTGCCCTGTTCGATCAGTTCTACAGCACGACGTTCCTTGATCTGCTGGATCGCCACGAGGTCTTGCGACAGGGGTCCGAAGTCAGGAAGCTTCAGCTGCCGGGAATAGACGTTCCAGTAGCGCGACAGAAGCTGGTAGCGGCCGGCCGCCGTGGAGCCGATGCCCAGACGCGGGAGCTTCACGAGTTTGCGAGGGTGGTCAGCGTAGCTCTCGAACAACTCACCGCCGACGATTACGTCGTACCCGCGATCCTTGGACTTCTGGCGCGGGTGGTCCGTACCCTCGGACCATGCGATCATGTCCAAGAAGGCGCACATGTTCCGACCACCGGGGGCCTCGAAGGGCTTGATCTCAGGCATCGAAGTCGCTCACTTTCCGCTTCAGGCGGTCCTCGAAAATCTTCATAGTCTCAGCACCCATGTGTCCAGAAATGGCACACGCAATACCTGTCCATTGAACCGACAACTCGTACTGATCACATAAGAGTACGGTCACCAGTCCTGCGAGTGCGCTGCTCGAAATATGGCTGACGAATGAAAGCACCTTGAACTCCATCCCCTTTACCAACATTCTCATGTAGCTCACTACCCCTGCCCAAGTGGATAGGATGACCATCAGGACAGTCGTCAGCCACCACTCGTGGTGTTGCGGGTCGATCACATTGCTCCCTTTCATGGTGACTGATTAGATCATCACGGCATTCACCGGATTATTGAACCCGGTGATCTGCGCAACAATGGACCCACCTCGAACAAGGATCACGCGATGGTTGTCTGTGTCTGCGACGAGCAGGCCGTGTGGTGTCATTGTCGCAGAGTTCGGAGAATACAGTGTTACGTCGCCTGCATATTCTTGGGCACACTTGGACTTCGGCGGGTTGTACCCTGGCGTGCTGGTGCCCGACTCGGCAGCGATGATCTGGTCGCGCGTTGCATTGATGTCGGAGTACGGCAGGACCGGCGCGCACATTTCCATCTCGCGGGTGTCGGTCGGCCAGTAGTCCCACACGAACACCCTGTTCTCGTGCTCTGCGCAGATGCGCACTCGATCCGACGTGATCGGCTCAATGGTGTTGGGGTAATAGACCGGGGTGCTGTTTCGCATGGCGCCCGAGGCGAGATCGACCGCATAGACCCGGTGACCGAACGTGTCCGCCACAAACAACCAGCCTGCGAAGGTGTAAGCACCACGCGGGTTGCGCGCTACGTGGCTGTTGATGAACACTTGGGTCAGGTTGAAGTCCTGCCAGTTGTAGACGCGAACCGAATTGGCACCGTTACTATCGAAACAGACGGTGATCTGAACACTGCCGCCGTAGCGCACCACCTTGATAGCATTGACGATGGCGGGCATCGAGTAGGTGCGATGGATGAACCCGGTCTGCGGGTTGCACACAACGATCAGCGCCCCGTCACCATAGAACATCAGCCCCTCGAACACATCGAGCGCCCTGGGCCACGAGTTCGGCATCGACCGCTCCCATGCCACCACGCCATCCCGGAAGACGTGCAGACTGCGCCCGTGGTCACAAGCGACCGCGATACCGTGGCGCTCGCCAGTGTAGATCGGCGTACCGACTGACCCGTAGCTGATATTGACAGTCAACGAAACTGTTGGTGCGTAGTATGAGGACATCAGATACCCGCCTTTACGCGGAAGGAACCCGCGTCGAATGTCGACGCGCCGGCCAATATCACGATCCGCAGCCGGTCCAAATTTGTAACCGTCACCCGACCCGCGCCCAGATGAACCACCGCAGCGCCATCAGACCGGGAGAAGATGCCTGTATAGACCCATGTCGTATCTGTAGCCCTCGCGCGTGAGAGAACCATCCGGCCTTCCCATACACCAGCGGGGGCATTGGACTGCATGGACGCAAATGCGTTACTGAAAGCAACTGAGTTTGTGCCACCGCTCACGCTTCCAACGTAGCCGGTCGTTGCATACCCGCCTGAATTACCGACCTGAAAGCCAAACGCATCCGAGCCGCTGACACTGACTCCCAACACTTCAGCCTCAACGCGCAGTGCCCACGCAGGAATTCCTGCTACATTATGGGACGTGGCTGATGTGGTAACAACGTCCGCTCCCATGTCGTCTGATAACGACGGAACCAACGTCGCAGGCAAAACCACCGCCGCTGCTACCGTGTCTACGTACGCTTTGGTGCTGGCTTGGAAGTTAGTTGTCGGGGTCGGGACGATCGGGCTGGACGAGAATGTCTTGACGTCCTCAATCGTCTGATCGCCGGTCAGCTTGACCACTTCGGCATCAGCAGCAGCACCCAGATTCGTCCGTGCTTCTACGGCATCCACAGACCCCAGAACCACCTCCATGTAGGGTGACAGCCCCACAAACGACCCCGAAGACACCCCATTGACAAGACCCGTGCCAGTCAGATTCCAGATCAAGCTGCTTCCCGGACTCGGAGCAGGAAGGATCGTGGAGGTAACCAGCAGATCGGCGTCACTGAGTCGGATCGAGCGGGAGATCAGACTCTCCAGTCGCTGCGCGATCATCGTCAGCTTGTCGAGTGCTCGCTCGTGACTCTCGGCCGGGAACGGATCACCTGAGATGTAGTCAGTCTCCTGCGTCAGTGGTACTGCTCGCACAATGACCAACTGCTGCCCACTGGCGGGCGCAACGACCATTGTCACCGTGCCGCCCGCGTCATCCCCGGCACCCGTGACCGTGTAGTCGGTGTTGAGCGTCTGGACGACTTGTGTGGTGTCTGCTCGGACCAGCGTAACCGTCAGGTCCGTCGATTCGAGGAACCGGTACGGGAACGCGAACACCGTGGTCGCCCCGTTACCGTTGTACCCGATCCGGGATTGTGTGGTGCTGACTGTCATTGTGCGTTCCTCGGGTTAGAGCGGGTGCTCATCCGTTGTGAGGGCGGCACATAGGCGCGCTCAGGCTCCGGACTCGTGGCGCTCTGGACACTGGTCAATCCTGATTGTACCAGCCAAGCATGAATCTTTCGTGCCTGCATGGCCTGCTGCTCCGGGGGTCCGGCCTTCTCTAGCAGCAGGGCCATCCGGTCCGGGTTGTTGAGCGCATCGACCCAGATGTTCAAGATCGATTGCTTCGGGAGCTTGGTCAAAGCCGTTTCGACCAGTCGGGCACCGGCGCCATGCACGATGAGTGACGGGCTGCTCGATCCGGCAGCTTTGGCAGCGGCACCCGCAGCACCCGAGCCAACCATGCGCGCCAGCGTCTGCATTGCGGCATCCGTGAGGTCGGTCTTCACTTCGACTGCGGTGCCGGGTTTCTGTGCTCGCGCAATGTTCTCGGCAGCCTGGAACACCCGCTTGATCTGCTCGGCAGCCTGCGGAGTGATCGCCCCGTTCTCCTGCATGATCTGGATCGGGGACTTGCCGCCTAGGTTGCGCGAGGTGAACAGCAGCCCGCGCATCTGTTCGAGGTTGAGCACGTTGTTCTTGTCGGTCGCCCGCAGGATCGCGGCGTTGAACAACGAGGCGCGCATGCCCTCCATCGCCTCGGGCGTGTTGGCGATCTTGATCATCTTCACGAGGTCTTTTTCCTGCGTGTTCGACAGCAGCGCACGGCTCGCCATCGACACAGGGTCGGACTCGATCAGCTTGGCGAACGCCTTCTGCTGCATGATCACGTTTGTCTGGCGCTTCGCCAGTGCCTCCATCCGACGTGCGGCATCCTCGGCGCTGGACGCGGCCTTGAGGTCCGCAGCCACCTCGGGGAACCGCTTCAACAGCAACTCGTTCTTTTGCAGGAACTGCGCCACCCGCTCGGGCTTGACGCGGCCGGTCAGCGGATCGACCGACTCAGCCGCCCCGATCCGCAGAATCCGCTCCTGAGCATCCAGCATCGTGGTCACTGCGGTATCGTCACCCAGACCCCGCGTCTGGAGGAACCGGGTGGCCTGTTCGAGTTCCTGCATCTGAATCGCAGCCGCCTCGCCACCGGAAGCCAGTGCCTTGCGCAGCGTGAGTTCCGGGGCTACCCGGTTGCCGTAGCGCCCCTGAGCCGTGACCTTGCCGACGAAGCTGCGGGTGAAGACGTCGTTCAATTCGCGCGAGAATGCTCGAGCTTCATCGTAGGTCTTGTCGCCGGCTTCACGGAACGCGACGTCCATATCGTCCAGCACCGCCTCGGCCAGATCGTTGTAGATGCGAGCCTGACCGAAGTCGCCGGTGTTCGTGGAGGCACGCGCCTGATCGAGTAGTTCGCTGCGAAGCTGGCGCATCTCCTTGACGTCAGTACCCTTGACGGCACCGGGCACGCTGATGAACGA